GCATGTTCCGTTTCTGGTCGAGCCATTCCCAAGCGCCAAACCTCAACAGGAGGAGAATGGCTTTGTTCAGGCTTCGATCCTCGATCCTCGCCACCTCATGCAGAATGTCCATTAGCTGCGCCGGGACGCGAATTGTTATCTGTTGGTCCATGTGACTCACTTTGCTTCTGACTGAGGCAGCATACATTCATTATTTTTCATGTCAATTCGTTTTTGCTCTTGCGAATCGCCTAACATTGTGTTCCATTTACATTGCCGTTTAGACGAAAGGACAACGCAAATGGCACTAAACCTGTTGCCGGATCAACCGACAGAGCGACGGCTTCCCGAGCCATTCTATGTGGCAAAGTGTCGCAATGAGTTAATTACTCACGCTAAATCCCACCCTGAAATCAGCATCTTGCTTGAGGCTTTGGAGGAGGTTGCGACCTTCAGCGCCAAGATGCGGCAGCTATATTTACAGGCCGAACATGGCCCGGTGCGCGCCATCCTGAATGGTCGCTATGGCCTGTCCAATGCCTGCGAAGATGCCTGTTCTGACATCAGCGCGCTGGCCTGGGACTGGGCTGACGACACCTATCAAGAGCGTGAGAGGAAACATCGCTATGACTGACGCGGAGTGGAAGGAGATGCAGCGCGAGATTGAACGCGATGAACAAGTTGCTCGCGCTCGGGAGCGGTATCGCTGGTTTGCCGAGGGGGCGAGGGCCGGGATGCTGCAAGCCTTGGAGGACGTAGCCAATAGCGAAACGCTTGACGCTGCGGTGGAAACGCTTGCCGCACGGCTGGCACCTGTGATTGGGAGGGATCAATGACCCCCCGTCAACGTGTCGCGTTGGTCAATCAGGCTATTCGCATTGCCGACATGAACGCGACTTGCATCGAGATCATTACTAATCTCGGCATGTTGAACGAACCGTTGTTGGTTCAGGACTTGGCGGACTTGGGGAATGTCTCGGCTCCCTGCATATCTCGCAGTTGTGACGCGCTTGTCGCCAAAAAGCTGATCAATCGCACGCGCGACAAAGAGGATCGTCGCAAGGTTTTCATTAGCCTGACGCCGCAAGGCAAGCGGCTGTTGGCAAGCATGGTGGAGTTTGGATGATGAGCGACTTCGATCCAGCCGTTCGCAACGCGGCTTGGTGGTCAGGCGATTCCCGTCTGGTCGCCAATGGGCGCGGCTTTGAAGCCGTTGCCATCAAACTTGGCAAGATGGAGCGCGAGGACATCTCGCACCTCGAGAACGTGCGTATGGGTCACACCATGCAGCCCGTCATTGCCCGGCTTTGGGAAGATAAACACGAGCAACGGCTGAAGGACTATGACATCGCCGGCACCCACTCGCGCGAGACATGGCTGCGCTGCCACTTCGATTACATCACCGAGGACAACAAGACCCTGGTGGAGTGCAAGAACTACGCGCTGGCGGTCATGAATAAGTTTTCGGACGAAGGGGAGCCGGTGCGTATCCCTGACGCGGATCGTGCTCAGTGCATCCATGAAGCTGCCGTTGCCGGCGTGGACACCGTTTACCTTGCGGTGCTGTTCGGCGGGCAATTCTTCCGCACCTACCGCGTTGACGTTTCCGAAATGGAGAAGGAGGCGCTGATTAAACAGATGGCGGTCTATTGGGGGCACATCAAAACCAACACCGTGCCAATGCCCGAAAGCCCGGCGCAAGCGCGCATTGCTTGGCCCAAGGACGAAGGCAGCTTCAAAGAAGCCGACGGCATGATGGAGAAAGCCTGCGCTGACCTCAAAACCATCAAGCAGCAAATCAGTATGCTCGAAGCAAAAGAAGGTGAACTGCAAACCTATTTGCAGCGCGCGATGGAAAACTACAGCGAAATCAGAGCGATAGACGGCACAACTCTAGCAACATGGAAAGCAACGAAGCCCACAAAGCGTTTCAATGCTGACTTGTTCAAGCAGTCAATGCCTGATATTTACAGTCAATTCGTTGTCGAATCGCCGGGTTCTCGGCGGTTTCTTTTGAAGTAAAGGAATGTGAAATGAAGTGGGAACTGATTCCGATTAGCACCACCATGGCCAAGCGCGCGGCGATCAATGCCGTGCTGAATGAGTGGGGTGACATTGCCCTTGGCGAACTTGCCAAGAAGACGCCGTTTGAGTTGTCGCGCCTGCCGCGCCTTGGAGGCGTTGGGCGCAACAGCTTGCAGATGTTGTTGGATGATGCGCGTGCCGGCAAGGACGTGCGCCATCCCATGCACCGCCCGATTGGGGAAGCGGCATGAGCGATATGCGCGAAATACCCGGATATGAAGGGCGCTACTCCGCGTCAAAGTGCGGTCGTATTTTCGCCCATCCAAACGTATCTCGCGGTCAAGGCCGCTGGCTCAAAGCAGCAACTGACCGTCGCGGTTACCTTTATGTTGGGCTTTGCAAGGATGGCATTGTCAAAAAGCATAAGGTGCACCGCCTAGTTGCATTAGCGTGGTTGGGCAAGCCGGCTGAAGAACACTTACAAATCAATCACATTGATGGTGTAAAGGCTAATAACACTCTAGAAAATCTTGAGTGGGCGACACCTTCAGCCAATCGTAAACACGCTTTTGCCATTGGCTTGCAAGTGGTGAGTGAGAAGCAGCGTGACGCATCTCGACGGAACATCACAGCTTGGAATGAAAGGAAAGCAGCATGACCGCATTAGTGTCATTCTCCGATATGGAGCGCATGGCCAATGCCATTGCTAAGTCCGGCTTATTCGGAATGAAAACGGCAGATCAAGTATTGGCTCTTATGTCCATTGCGCAGGGTGAAGGTTTGCATCCAGCGATAGCGGCGCGTGACTATCATATTATCAGCGGGCGCCCTGCGCTCAAGGCTGACGCGATGCTGGCGCGGTTCCAGCAAGCCGGTGGCAGCGTCAAATGGACTAAGTATCAGGATGACGTTGTGAGCGGTGTGTTCTCGCATCCTGCCGGCGGTGAACTCGAAGTGACTTGGACCATGGCGCAAGCCAAGGCTATCGGCCTCGCCACCAAGGACAACTGGAAGAACTACCCGAAGGCAATGCTGCGCGCTCGCTGCATCAGCGAAGGCATCCGCACCGTGTATCCCGGCTGCATCGTCGGCGTGTACACGCCAGAGGAAGTGCAGGACATGGAGCCTGCGCGCGACGTTAAGGCTACCGTTGTTGAGGTTACGCCTCCGGCTGAAACCTATCCGGTCATGGTGCCGGGCGGTGGCATTTACTCCAAGGCCAGCAGCGTTGAGGGTTGGGTCAAGACCTTCAACGAACTCGCCGGCAAGGTGCTGTTCTCCGACAAACTGAGCGTTGAGGAGAAGGGCGAGAAAATGCGCGGGCTTTGGTCAGCAAACAAGGAACTGATTGATAGCCTGCCATCCAGCGTTACGGATCAACTGAGAAAGGAACTCGCAGATGAGTAGTTTTCAACACAAGCCCGGCACGGGTTCTATCAGCGCACGCGGCGAAAAGCAGAACGAAAAGTCCCCCGACTATAAGGGCGAACTGGTTCTGGACCGCGATTACAAGGCCGGCGAAACCGTGAAGCTGAACGGCTGGATCAACCAGTACAGTTGGGGCACGCGCGTCGGGCTTCGCATTGATAACTGGAAGCCGGACCCGAACTACCAGAAGCCTTCCTACCCTCGTGAGGTGCGCGGCAAGGACGAGATTGATTCAGAAATCCCTTTTAAGTTTGGCTGACCTATGATAGCTTTGCTTCCCAGCACAAGGAGGCAGAGCGTGGTCAGTCTCAAAAAGTGTAGCAAGTGCAAGGCCGATCTGCCGTTAGCGGAATATTACAGACATCCGAAGGCGGCGGACGGTTACTTGGTGAAGTGTAAGACCTGTCACCGTTTATTTATGGGACAAAACAGGCTGAAGAACTTGGAACGGATACGGCAGTATGATCGAGATAGAGCAGTTAATCCGGCTCGTAAGGCGCGGCAAATTGAAACAACTCGACGCTGGCGTGAAGCTGATCCAAGGAGAGCGCGTTGCCACAACGCCGTTAGATATGCCGTGAAAACCGGGCAGTTAATTAAAACGGCGTGTGCGCGCTGCAATAATGAAAAGGTATATGCCCATCATGACAGTTACGACGAACCGTTGAATGTCATGTGGCTATGCCAACCCTGCCACAAACAACGCCATAAGGAGTTAGACAGCATGGGTATCAAACCGTAATGAGCAAGTCGCAACGCACCAAGGGCGCCGCGTTTGAGCGCGAGGTTGTGAACATTATCAAGGAGGCGCTTGGCGAACAGGTTAAGCGCAACCTCGATCAATGGCGCGACGGCGGGCATGACATTGCGCTTGGGCCTTATCTGATCGAGTGCAAGCGCCGTGCGAGCATCGCAGTCTATGATTGGCTGGATCAATGCACGGACGCTTGCAAGGGTCAGAAAACGCCCCTGGTAGTTGCACGCGGCGATAGGCGGGAAGCGGTGGTCATTATGCGCCTGACCGACTTCCTGCCGCTGCTGAAGGACAAGGGAGAAAAGGAATGAGCAACGATTGGAAGGTTGTTCAAATGCTGGATGCTTGGGCTTTTGATTCGCGCATTCAAGAGATTGGCGCTGATAGAGTTATCAAAGAAGCCGCCGACGAAATCGAAAAGCTGCGAGCGGCGCTGCAATCCGTGCTGGACGCCTGTGACCAAGGCTGGAAGGTGGAGCGTAGTGTTGGCGGAATGACTGTAGAAGGACAAATGCGCCGGTCGTTTTACAATCGCGTTCCCGCTTGGCTAATTGAAGAAGCCCGCGCGGCGCTGGGAGAAAAGGCATGACCGACATCGCAGATAAAATATACGCAGCCACCGGACTGACGCTCGGCGCAGAGGCGGCGGCTAAGGTAGGACACATGATACGGCTGGCGCGGCGCGTTGCGCTGGAAGAAGCGGCGTCACTGGTTGATGATGTGCATCAATGGGACGGTAGAGATGAGTATTGCGAAAGCTGTAAAGGCGGCGCGGTTTACCCTGACGCGCGAGATGTAGCCGCCATCATCCGTGCGCTGGGAGAAAAGGAATGAGCGACAACAACTGGCCCGACCCCGCGCGCCCTGGGGTGCCCCTGAACCCGGAACGGGATGGGTGGCATTGGGTTCAAGAGCCGGGTCTAAATCAAGAGTGTGCTTTGTGGCTGGCGAAGCCCTTTCTTGGTACTAGCCGTGGATGCTGGGAAACCAAAGGAACAGAGGACGATTGGCAACCACGCGAAGTATCTAATTGGCACTACCTCAGCCCATGCCTCACGCCCGCCGAGGTGGATGCGCGCCTTTCTGAGGCGCGGCGCGTTGCGCTGGGAGAGTGCATTTCAATCTGCAATGCAGTCGCCCACGCGAATCGCGTTGAATACCCTGCAAAGTGGAAAGATCGCCCCGAAGGCATTCCTCATGATTGGCAACAGGCGTGGGAGACTTGCGCTGAAACTGCGGAAGATATCGCCGCCGCCATCCGCGCGCTGGGAGAAAAGGAATGCAAAGAGACAGAAAGCTAACCCAAGAACAGGTTGCCGCGATCAGGGAAAATCCGCTTCCGGCCAACCACATCGCCAAATACTTCGGCGTATCCGCACGCACCATCCAATCCGTCCGTAACCAGACAGTTTATAGGGAAACCACCAATGACAAAGACACCTAACATTTTTCTCGGAACCCCTATGTATGGGGGCCAATGTTTCGGCTTTTACGCGCAGAGCGTGTTCAAGCTGCAAGACGCCTGCCGGCAACGCGGTTGGCAAATCCAATTCAGCTTCATGTTCAATGAAAGCCTTATCAACCGCGCACGCAACGCAATCGCGCGCCTGTTCCTGAAAGGCGAAGCAACTCACCTTCTGTTCATTGACGCAGACATTCGCTTCGAAGCAGATGAAATCCTCGCCATGGTTGAAGCCGACGTTGACATCATTTGCGGCATTTACCCGAAGAAGGAAATCAACTGGCAGCAAGTCGCCAATGCCGTGAAGGCCGGCGTGCCGGTTGAAGAACTGAAGAACCACACAGGCTCCTTTGTCGTAAACCTTCTCGGCGGTGCGACCAGCATCACCATCCCGCAAAACAAGCCGTTTGAAATCCTGGCCGGCGGCACGGGCTGTATGCTCATCAAACGTGAAGTGTTCGAGAAACTAGCAGAGGTAACGCCCGCCTATACCAATGACGTGCTTGACCTCTCCAACAACATCACGGGCGATACAATCCACAACTTCTTCGATGTGAGCATTTGCCCTGAGAGCAACCGCTTGTTGTCAGAGGATTACCACTTCTGCATCGAGTGGCGGAAACTCGGCGGCAAGATACACGGCGCACCCTGGGTTAAGCTGGGGCATAACGGCACCTATGCCTTTGAAGGTGGCCTGATACCGGACGCTCCCAAATGAGGCGCCGGTACGCTGACCCCGATTACCTTGCAGCCTTCATGCTGCTGGGCATTATCTTCGTTGCAGGGTTTGTTGTGGGCGCAGTGTTCGCTTACTTCGCCCGCGCAATGCTTTAACGCTTGGCCGTGCGGGCGCTTTTACGGAACGCTGCTGCCGTAGGAGCGCCCTTGCTGCCGGGCTTACGCATACGCTCCTTGGAGCCGGCTTTGATGCGTGCGCGCTTGGCGTGAATGTTTGCGTAAAGTCCGGGTTTCATCTGCACCCCCAACGCCGCCTAGCGGCTTTTCCTCGTTCACCCTTCCAACCCTTGCTGCGTGCACAGAAGGACTTGTGCCGAGGATTGGACTTATCCTTGGTCGGAGCCTTTAGGTTGGAACCTGTCGCGCGGTTGTACTTCGCACGCCCCTTCGCGGTTAGGCCCGCGCCCTGACGCGCCGGCAGCTTCTCACCACGCCCTACGGAAAGACTGTCACTAGCCATCCTTTTCCTCCACCGCGCGCGTGAGCCTTAACCCACCAAGCAAGCCCACCAGCGCACCAACTATAGTGGAAAACGCCGGACCAAGTATCTCAAAAATCTTCTCGTTGTTGACCTTTTCGTCAAACAAACCAGACAATAACGTGAGCACCATGGCAAGCATGACAAGCGCCAAGGTGTAAATGGCGACCAGTAGAATATGCCGCTGAACCGATTGCATCACGCCTTCATCATCAGGATAGCTTCGTCGAGCACTTCATTGACGCGCCGCCCCCAGCCTCGGCCAAAGGTTTCCCAATGCGGCAACGCCTGCAAGTAATGCAAACGCTTGGCTTGATACTGCTCGATTACCTTAGGTAGCGTTTCACGTGAAACGTAGTCCAGCACCGCCGCAACAGTCTTGTGACCGATAGACCCGTCCGCCTCCGCGCCAACCAAAGCCTGCAACATCTTGGCAGCACGACCCGGCCCGCTGTTCACGGCAAAGTCAAACACACAGAAGTCCAAGCCGCCGGGAAGGTCATCACCGCGCACCTTGTCCCAATACTGCTTGCGGTAAATCTCGCACAACTGCGCGTCACTAATCATCTTCAACTCGTCCACACTAGCCTTGCGTCCTAGGTACAAGCTGAAGGTGGCAAGGGTAACGCCCTTGTTCGTACTGCCGCCGGGGTCTTTCGGATGTGATACGAAGCCGCCTTCATGCCGCAACGTAAGCCCCAAGGCTTCCGCAAAGTTTATCTTCATCTGATCTGCTGTGCCGTAATAATGACCGACGGAATAGCGGGATGAGCAAGTGGCGACGTAGCGCCGGGTTCGTATTCGATTACCACCGAAGCGTTATCAGTTGCCCACATAATTTCGATGTAATCGCCGGCACTTACCGTTTGAATGAAGTTCCAAGCGCCGACGACGTACGGTGCATTAGATTGCACGGTCAGCTTTGTGTCGCTGTTTGGAATATCCGTGCCGTTCAAACGAAACCATACGTTGACTGTATTGCCGGACCCAGCACCGCCAGTATGGTGAAACTGCGCACTGAACTGGATGTTGTATGTGCCAGCGTAAGCAAACGTTATCCGGCTTGGATCGCCAGACAAATTATTTGCCACGCTAACACCAACTGCTTCAGCCGTATTGTTTACGGTGAATGGATTGGGC